CTCGAGCTCACCTGCTGTAGTTGCAGGCTTGGCCGTGGTTCCAACAATTCTTCTTGATGCCTCCCTGGCGCCGTATACGCTGTATCTTGTCAGACCATAGTTTGACATGATCCGTCTAGCGGTAGTGTAGCCCACACGACCCGACTTAGGTTTCAGCAAATCTGACCTAAGAAGGATAGTGGAAAGGAGTGCATCTGAGAGATTTGGTTTTCGTAAAGTTTTAATTAGCCTTGGTGTCGAATAAAGTCGCTGATCAGATATCCTTGCCTGGATAGCTTTCCCCTTAGTCCACGTTGTTTTCGTGGCTTTGCGTCGGAATGCATTCAGCGCGTTGATACTAATCGGCTTCGGTTGTTCGAGCCGAAGTCCTTGGAGTAAGAGACTACAGTCTTGTGCTATTTTTACCTGGGTAGCTAAGTCAACTACGGACACAGAATTGCCTTTATAACTAATCTCTTCCGGACTCACTATGTCTTCCAGAATCGCCTGTTGGGGCTTTTCTGGTCGATAGGTCAGTCCGGTAGCGATATAGTTCCAGGCGATCTTCCGTGCTGTAGAAGATAAACGCTGCCCTCGAAAGAGCCGCAAGCCGTTTCCTCCGAGTAACGTCGGTAGACCGGCGTACAATTTTAACTTTTTCCCTAGTTTAATTCCGGTTCGTCTAGCGAGTTTCCGCTGCCGAACGGTAAGAGCCTTGTGTGATGCACAGTCGCCGAGATGTTTCACTTGTGCAAGTGATTCACCCGTCTGTTGGGCTGCTGAATTAGTGAGTTCTGCTACAGTCGCTATCGGATAGATAGTTGCAGATTGCGTGTAGTAGACATACTTCTTCCCTTCGGAAGTTCTAGTATGCTTCTTCACTTCTCCTAACCAAGCCGCCCTCTCGCAAAACACTCCCATAGGACCTTCCCATGACTTCTGTTGGTTCGTAACTAAGCCTAGGAATTCAATGAGTTCCGTGTATTCGCGTCGTTCAGACTTTGTTTGAATGGCCAAGAGATCATCCCCGCAGATCAGCACACTGCGAAGGGCCTCTCTGAAGTTAGCGTTACTTCCGTATACTGCACAAAAAGCTTGTACAACAGACAGAATAAGCCATGCGAAGGATAGGCCCATGTGCGCGCCTCTCTTAGTTTCATCATCACCGTTCCGCATCAACTCCTTTTCGGCGTATACGTACGATAAGATCTTTCTCTCGACCTGTGAGAAGTTCAATGCATCAGCTACCGCATTGAGGACTGCCTGGCAGACGTCCCATTCAAGATGGTCTGACGCTGCACTTAAATCAGAGGATGTCAACCGCATTGGTTCGGTTTCCCTCTCGTGCACTTCACGGACTATTTTGTCTACGTGCAGTTCATTCTCAAGGGTCCTGAAGCACCTCCACGATAGGAGTCTTCGCAAAGCTCTGGCATTTAGTTGTCGGAGCGGCCATGCGAGGAGCTCGGGGTGGAGTGTTGCGATTCGGATTTTCCCGCCCATCGCGTCCAATGGGAGCAATTGGATATTGCAAACATCCGGTGGGTTGGTATCATCTGAATAAAGATCAAGCACATCTTCGTACAGTGTGTATACGTCGGGCGGACAATAAACGCCTTGGTTCCAGTCGGCAGCTTTCTCACCTCCCGTGACGATTGTATGCTGAGCGCCAAGACCTGGCCCTTTGAGCGACACAATCCCTCTTTGCTTCCTTGCCTTTAGGCCCGCAGTTTCTTT